AAGGTTCTTTTTGCTTCCGCTGGGGGAATACTCCCACTCCGGGGGATGCTCCCCCCTCCACGGTATCGGTACCACCATAGCCGCCGTCCGGCCCACGTTCTGCGCCAACCGCGAATTTTTGAGAGGCTATTTGATGCACCTGGCCAATACCCGCTGCGAAAAATCCAGCCGCACTCAATAAATTCCACGGACCAACAGGAGGAGATGCTAATGCACCCGCAACCGCTCTGCCCGTATTTATCCCAGCCTCCGATATTGCAAACGCCTTAAAAGCCCCGCCATAGTCTTTATTCTTTTTAGCAGCAATATACAATAATGATGACATGCCGCCAAAAAACGACTGCGCTGCTGAAAGTTTAGCATTCCATATATCAATTTCCATTTGAGCAGCAGCCATCATTTGATTGAGTCGTTCCTTGTCTTGTTTTTGTTGTAGTTCAAGCCGCTCTTCGCCAATTTTAATAAGGTTTTGATGAAAAGTGTTTTCAAAATCAATTAGACCTTGAATGGTAAATTGAGATATGGGATCAACTTTTTTTTCCTTGCCGCCTCCATCGCCCCCGTCATCATCCTCCCCTAACCCCTTTATTCTTCCCCCTGCAAGTGGAACTTTCGGAGCGGTTAGACCTGGAAACATTTTCTCTAACCGTGATATTTCTCCCTGAATTTCCTTAAAAACCACATCGTTTTCACGTAGCCCAATCAACTCTGTTTTTAACTTTGTCAACTCAACACGCGCCATTTTTAATGGATCAGTATCAACATCGTCAAAAATACCAATTTTACGACCCAGCCAAGTAATATTTTCAAGATAATTTTTAAAAACCTCAAGCCCTTTTAAATATGCAGGGGATATTAATTTTCCTATTTCTTCCTGCATGTCACCTATTTGATTTTTAACCTGTTTTAGTTTTCCCGTATATCCGTCTATTTTAGCTTGTTCATCGCCGCCAAATTTGTCATTTAAAGCACTAACAACGCTTGCAAGTCTCTCGGTTGAGCCTGCTTCACCAGTAACCTGGATGCCATACTGACTCAATGCATTTGTTTTTGATGTTATAGCCTTGATTACTAAATTGGCCTTGCCGGTGAGATCATCCTCGTCTGCCCCGAAAGTAACAATGGCACCCGTTATATCATCAACGGCCTTCCCGTAAAAACCGTACTGAGTTAATTTTCGCTGTATTACCTGTATCTCCTCATCACCCCTGGTGGTCTGTGTCTGTATTGCCGCTGCATTTGCCTTGTAATGATCAAATAATTCTTGAGAATAAACCCCCAAATGCCGCATTGATGCGGCCAACCGAATATCAACCTCTTCCTGTTTGCCAAACGCGACCATTAAGTTATTAACATATCCGATCAATTTAACAAAACCAAAACCAGCAGCGGCCAACCTTGCGAATTTTTTCAGCGTTGCGGTCATAGTAGAAACAGAACTACCCAACCCCTTCATTTTTCCATCTGTGGCGACAGCGTTTTTACCAAGTTTTTCGACCGCAATATTGCCCTTGTCGTCAACCCGAATTTCAAATTTAAGAGCCATTTTTACGTCCCATGTTGTCCATTCTTTTTTTTATCTCACTATATAATTTTTCCTTATATCGCATATAGGAATAATTAATAATGTTCCAAAACCGTTCCTTCTCCATATCTATTATGTCGTTTCCGGCAATAGTGTCTATCATGGAAAGAGTCGGTATAGAATCCCCGTCTTTCGGTGAAATGCTCAGGGCTAAGTAAAACAAATCCCATACTTTTTTTATCCCCGAATATTTATAAATGAGCAGCGGTTTAATTGGTAAATTCTTGTCAAGAACATATCCACACCGCCCTATTTTTTCGCACTCAACTCCGTTGCTTCGCTGGCATTTGATGCAATCTCCAGGTGTCCATCTGTATTCGAGGATACAGTCAATCCAGCGTTCGAGTTTCCCTCTGCGCCCCATATGGCAATGGTAATTTTATCCATTGTCACAGTATCGCCCAAAAGTTCATCAACAATAAAAGCCTTGGTGTTGTCGTTGAATGGCAGCGGCTTATCATCTTCCCCGACAATGCCAGTCCATTCTATGATCGATTCAGTCAATAACGCAATCCCGTAAGTGGCTTCATTCAAAAAAGCCTTGGGCTTGTTGATGGCTATTCCTGAAATACTGGCACGCTGAATTTTTAAAACAGCGCCGTCTTTCCATTCGATGTCAACAGGTTTTCGAATCTTGACAAATTTCATTTTACGCCCTCCTCATTTCGTTTGTGCTGTTAGTGTTTTTGGTTATGCAAAACAATGGCCCGGCCTGAATAATATCATGATCCCCGACCTCTGTAACGAATGGATTGCCACCGGACGGCTCTTTCGCTGTGGAAAACGCAATGGGCAGGCGCGCTACGTCATCGCCCGTAGGCGCGCTGTCATTAATAACCATGCTGGGTAAATATAGCCCAAACTCATAATCTCCGCTGGTATAAACCAGTTTGGCGAAGACCTCCTGGAAATTGTCACGATATTGCAGATATGTGTCAACCGCGTGCCGTGAAAGAGTGAAATTAAAATCAACGCCATATTTTCCGTTCATTACCGGTTCTGCAATATATTTCCCGCTCTCGCTGTCCTGGTCGAGTAACAGCGGTATATCAACGGAAACATTTACATCTGTAACTGCGAGGTCAACAAACGCTCCAGAGGCGGGAGCAAGCGACAATGTGAGGTGGTGGTGCATGATTTTGTTTGCGCTTCCACCAAGCCCAGCCGCAAGCGTCCAAGAACCAGAGCTGTAATCTGACCGATCTTCCCTATATGCAGGCCCTTTGGCAGTCCATTTCAGCGCTTCACCAGCGGTAGATGAAAAACCAAATCCACCACACAAAAGAAATGGATAGCGAAAATCATTAGTACCGCGCTTGATGCCCAGGCAAGCATACCGATTCTTGCGGTCAAGCATATTATAATCGACAGCCGTTTTTTCAGCTGTTCGATAAGATGCAAGATTTCTCTCGTGAGAATCGAGTTCAAATAGGTGTGAGTAAATCCCACTTCCTAAATTCTGGGGAGAAGATCCGCCGTCCTCATACCCAAACATCCAATAGAGAAGACGATCCATTGCGAGGTATCGCATAGCACCGCCCCAGGATTCAAGATTCGCACCAATCTTTTTTTGTACCGGTAAATCCCTTGCGGCCTGTCCGTCAATAGATTCATCGGGATCGTTCTCTGAAATTCCCTTCCCGGAAATATCGTCATAGGGGATCATCAATCCAGCCCCCAAACTGGATATATTCGATCCACCAAAAGAAAAAGCGTTTATGGTTGTACCGGAAATTAGCTTTCCAGGTTCAAGCGTAAATGAGGCTATGCTCTCTATTTTTTTTGTTGCACTCATGTTCTCCCCTTATGAATTTATGAGAGTAGTTTTAATGGCACTATTGAAAGCCATATTAGCATTCTCATAAGATGTAGAAATACCATTGCGGCCAACGACTGTTTTTAATTCCAGTTTCGCTTTGTCATCACCGGAAATGACAACATCCTCAATGATAAAATTGGGTATCTGAATAAGCAGAGAGCCGGTCGCTGAATAATAGTACAGCGCTTCCAGTTGCAGTTTTGTGCCCGCATCCCTCGCCGCGATAAACGTATCGGCGCTATGATCTGCCAGTGTGATTTCAAGCGTTACGTCGGGCCTGCCGGAAAGGGGAGTAAGCGCCGTCTGTGAATTGGCATAGTCAAGGGCGAAATTCCAATTGATACCAAAGCCAATGTCTTTAATGTTTGTGTAATTGTCTCCTGCCGCCAGAGCGTCGGCATGATCCCCTATGCGGACATACCCCGACCCGCTCATGTGTTGATGTAACAGGCGCGCGCCTGGATTAACGGAAACCGTAGGAAAAGCCGTATCGTCTCTTGTTTCCGCAATGGCCGAAAGCAAGTCCGCAGTTATTCGCAGATCACCCTCGGCACTGCTTTTTAGCATGAAATTATTTACGAAAACACCGGCGTACTTATTAGTTTTGACTTCATCAAGTGCGCATATCGACAATGTTTTCGTATTTTTATCAGCGGGAAGTGTGAAAACTTTAGCAGTATTCGCCCCGAAAGCCGCTTCCAGAAGTGGTATGCAGGCCAGAATATCGGCCTCGGTTTCGAAATTGCCATCGACTTTTCTTACCCCCTGAACAGGCAAATCTTTTGTTGCAACACCTACAATGCTTTCATCTTCGATCATTGCAAAAGATTGTTTCGGAGAAGCCTGTACAAATGGTAACAGGGTATCGGGGGCCTCATACACCCCATAAGCCGATTCTATTATTGCAGCAATTTTCCGCAAGTGTTTTTGTGTCGTTCCCATACAAAATCCTTTTTTTAAAAAGCGGTGTCAGCCGCTTCTATGTTTATATTAAAATCAATGACGCTGATATTTATTTTATCGTTGAACAATTCGTATGCTGAAAAAGTATTGAACGTAGGATCGACTTTATGAAACCCATCGCATGGCGAATTTCCGCTTTGTGAGTTATCGTTGAAACGGAACATCTGGCGCAATACCGCGGATTTATATTTTTCAATTATAGCCATGTCTGTGCCGTCTTCTCTATTTTCCGTTGAAACAGAATCATAAATTATAACCTGGAAATTGCATAGCGCTTTTACAATGCGCTGGCTAACATACTCAATGCCGCTGATAGAGGTTGCAACTATACCGGCACAGGGGAAAGCAGTTGTAACATCACGGGAATCAGGATCGGTAATTTCCCCTATCCGCACATTTGCCTCTGAAAAATCATCAATCTCGATAATAGCCGCGCGGATTGAATCTAAAAGCTGTGTCACTGGCGTATTGTCGGGAATATCCGCAGTTGCTTTTGTTGTGCCATACACAACGCTGGAATACGCGGAATAACCAGAGGTATTCCAGTTTCTAATCCTGTAATATCTGGTTGTTTCAGCGGAAAGAGTTGTGTCGCTGTAAATAGTTCCCTCTGTAATATACCCCAAAACCGACCAGTCGGAAGTCCCATTTACAGACCGCTCGAAATAAATACGCTCCGTTAATGGTGTCCAATCGCACGACACGTCAAGCCTGGTTGTACTTTTTTGGGTTACAGCGGGGTTAGCTGGTGCATCAGGAGCAGATACCGCGCCCCCCGCATACGTGCCTACGATGTCAATATTAATTTGCTTTACAGTCTTATCCAATTTAATGATCCCCGCGCTGGCCCCGTTGTTACGCGCCACTTCATCCGCAGTGCTGTAAATTTTATCGCTCGTGCCGGTTGTGGTCGTACCGCGTATTTTCACGCTTTTGCCATCCGCAATATCAGCCGCGACCGTGCCATTGTCATTGTTGCGCCCCGTTTCGAGGGAGAGGTATTTGGTATGTGTTGCCGCCACATTATCACCCGTACCCGTCTGCGATAATCCGAAAGCCACGTCCTGAACCACGTTGCCCACGGAAAGGTTGTCATCGTCGTAGTTGCCGGGCACGGGATTGCTTTTTAAGACCTTATCAAGTGATAGCGTTCCGGTTGGAGCCATTATTTTTGTAGCAAGAATATCAACACCTGCAAAATTTAACATCCCTCCAACAGAAAGTACCTGCCCTCCGAGACCAAAAATTCTGATTTTCGGACATATATAAACCTTCCCCGTTCCGTTCCCCATATATGAAGTAGCGCAGAACCATGACCCATAAACAAATATTTCCACCATTGAGAACGTAGAACCCCCTATTGCGGGAGCGGGTAATGATAGTGTTAATTCCTGCGACCAGTCGCTTGAAGATGCCGCCGTATCTATGTCATTTGTATTTAACAAAAACGAATGTCTTGCTCCTGAGTTTGCATCGTCTGAATCTGATAACCACCGCACTTCGGCATATAGTTCCTCGTAAGACACCCCGTCTTCAGCCATAACTTTTATCGCTATACTTCTTGCCGAACTTGGTAATCCTATTTGTGCGGAAAATATTGGTTTACCTGACGACGTCGGAACACCTGAATATGTCGGACGATGTGCTTTGTATCTTCGTGCAAACGTATTTGGATTATAATTAAATAAGCACTCGTACACCCAGCCAACACCGTCAGTTGGCAAAGTTATTCCTGTGCCAGTATTTTTTATAATTGTACCGTGTGAACTTTGCCACGCTTTAAAATTTCCTACAATACCGTTGTGATTAGTAGATATTAATTTTGTATTCATTACCGACAAGCTTGTATTAACCTCGTTTGTTCCATCTATAAAACAGCCATCTAAAATAGGTGCAGATATTGCTGCGTAATAATTTATTTCAGCCAGATATGATGGTCCATTGATACCAAAAGCGCAATCATAAAATATTGAGGAATCACACACAGCTCCTGCGAATGAAGTGGCGATGTAGCAATCTCTAACACCGCAACCAATAAATAAAAAGGCTGCCAACGATACTATAGATATGCCTATATTCGTGGTATTGTTTCCAGTCATCCCCTTAAACATGCAGCAAATAACTTCAATGCCGCGACCGGATACATTCATAACGTTGTGATTTGTACTTCTAAATACGTAACAGCACAAAAATTTGTTATTAGCCATGTTGGCGTAAACACCAGCAATGGCACTCCCCTGATCTCCGATAACAAGTCCCCTCCACTCCATTCCGCCTGTTGGATATATAATCGGAATATTTGCGGTTGCAGATGAGTTGAACCACCGAAACTTATCACGATTATCAGAATCCCAATTTGCCTTATCGTCAGCCCCGTCAAAAACATTCAAAAGCTGATTTTCGTCATACCACAAATCTTTATCGAAGTAAAAAGTGCCACCAACGGCTGAATCACCGAGATATTTTCTGAATAAATATATTGTCGTTCCGTTAATATACTCGCATTCGTACTTTCTTCCGTCCGGTGCAGTTACATACTGTGCGGCATGTTCGTAAAGAGAGAGTGTAATTCCAGCAACAGAGGTGATCGTTCTGCCGCCCGTTGTAAAATCTCCCGTGGCGTTCGCTCCTTGTGCCCTGCCCCACGATTCTATTATTGATCTATCTTTGCTTCCGGCACCCCATACGACATTCACTGCTGTATTAGCTCCATTAATATCCTCATTGTTACTGCTGCCTCTCCTAATAATAACCCCGTACCCAGTCATAGTAACCATCGGTGTTGTTTTGGCAAGGACGGCTTTAAGCGTTTTCCACGCCGTTGTCATTGATAAACCGGTTCCGGTGGTATCGTTACCATTTACTGGGTCGATGAAAAACTTCGGCTGTTGACAGTTGTACTCTGATATTAGATAAGCATTGACTTTTCTGCGTTCTACCTCTGTCAGTTTGCGATTGAAAACAACAATTGCTCCGATATAAGCGTTAATCGTGTTGGCTATAAATTGACCAATCTTTGTTCCATAAGCCAAAGCCGTGGAAGATGAAGTCCCACCGTCGGCTATAGGTAAAAGATACCTTGCTTTTTGGAAACCATCCCTAACATTAATAACACCATCTACATGCAGATGATGCATTAAAAATACCTTGCCAGTTATATTTCCCAACAGCGCGGCACTTGTTGTCTGTCCCCCGCTCGGTTTATTATACGTTGAAAATCCAACCTGATTAACTGGGGAAACGATACCTAAATTGTTTGTCGCTGTTTCGTTGTTTGTATTTAACACACCACGAATAGTTGCTGGTGCTGAAAGGTTTCTGATAACAACAAAGGCTTCCCACGCTGAATCTGAAATTAAATTACTTACGGCAGATTCGTTTGTCAGCACATCGTCTGATCCATCGAATAGCAAACCACTTTTAGTCCCAAAAGCATTGGCGGTCTTAACTGGTTTATATCCATCGGTAGCTTGAATAAAATCACCATACACTGATGCCTGATCTGTCCATGCCGATACACGGTTGGAACCGTCAATAATGCAAGTATCCGCTTCGAGCCGAAGGGTCAATCCAGATATAGCTGGGAAAGCCATTATAAAACCCCTCCTGTCATATCTTGAATACCTCGAAATGCCTGCTCGATAGCTCCGCGCAATTCCGGTTGTGCTTGAATTGCAGGGTCAGCAAGAATTTCATTTACAAGCATGGTTGCCGAATCGCCGTCGGCTGGATCTGCATTTGATGCACCCTTAACACCGTCGACAAGTCGTTCAAGCATTTCTTGAATTTCTGGGGCTTGTAATTTTTGTGATTTATCGAGAATCGCTTTTGCCGCTACCGCAAGAGAAGCCAGTCTGTCGTTTGGGGCAATCGCAACCACACTGTTTTCCTCACTGATTGCACGTTCAACACATTTACTTATGTAAGCAGAAACTTGCACGGTGTCAGGTTTTTGCTCTTGATCAAACCTACAAAAATACTTATATTTATCCACTTCCGTTTCAGTGGAAACATAGCACCACCCTTGCCAACCATCAGGGTATTTTAAAAATGGAATAGCTATGCGGGCATTCATCTCACCACCTCACAGCTATCAGCCCTGCATGGTTCCCCTGATCGGATATATGATATGTTCGGCGAGCAACTAATGGTAATCACCACTATCGCCGCTACTATAAGCGCAATCCAGGCAATGGCACGTTCAAGAAAGATCATTTTTTAACCGCCTCCCAGATCATCTTAGTGCGCTCATTAATAGCGTCCAATTTTGTTTTCACAGATACAACATCTTTTTCCGTATCCTGTATTCGTACGTCAAGACGTATCTCACATTCACGCGCTTTTTCAAGCGTCTGATACCGCGAATCCCCAAACGCGGATATAAGCGCACCAATAGCCAATAGTGCAATAGCAATGGCACCAAGATATTTTATTTTGTAGTTCAACTGGTCTTCCTTTCTCCTGTGGTTTTCCTGTTCGTCCATAAAATTATCCAAGTGTTTTTTCAGTCTGCAAAAGTATATAATACAGCCCTGGGTTTATGGCATCTATTCCGGGTCTGAAAAATGGGTGTCCATCAAATTCATGTGCAAGACGATATTTGAGATATTTGAATCCTTTTTCAACAACTGACATGCGCAAAAGATATTCATACCTATTGTTAAAGTTTTGAGGGCGTACCCAGAAAATTAAATGCTTACCAAGTCGCCCGGTTGCTTTCAATCTCGCTTCAGCTTTGGTACGTGGGATGTTCCATTTACCAGGACTGCGAAAAATACCGGAGGTTGTTCCTGATCTGCTTGTCAATCGGCCCTGAACCGGAGGTTGTTCTTTGCTTAATCGCCTGTACGGGCGGGGAAGATATGCTGCAATATCTCCATTTTGTCTCGTAAAAACTTTTGTAATGCCCTTAAATTTGTTCTCAATGATCTGTTTGTCGGCAATATTAAAACGCGCAGTATCCGCCTGCTCAGCAAGACACTTCATTATTGACAAATGATATTCTATTTGCCATTTTTGAAGCCCTTTGACAAACTCTTTCGCATTAGATAATATTGCACCGACTTTAGCCATTGTTTGTACCGCCTATAAACGGCCCCTTGCTATTGATTAACAAGGGGCCATTATAATGGTCAATTAGCTGGCCGGAAACAACACAGATTCAGTATGAGACCCTGCCAGATCGCTCGTGTCAAGCGCGGCGTACACGTTCGGGTTTGCGTCGGTTTCACTCAGGCAATAGAGAGCATAAAGCAGTTGTGCCGCATTGCCTCCAGTAACTCCCTCATGCAAAATTTTGCAATTCCAGAGTTCAATTTCCATCGCGGTTGCGGAAGTGCCGGTAACTAATCCGCCGCGAAGGGTTGATCCCTCAAAACGAATACGGTCATCGGTATGTCCAACGGTGTAATTAACAGGCCCTTCGAGCGTCCCACCCTTGACATACAGCCGAACAGATGCACTCGTAGATGCGTGACCAACGTTGATAGCGTCTCCACCGTCTGACTCGCTGGAAACGTTGTTGATATACGCATTGATTCTTCCGGTCGCTGAAGTGTTCTCAATAACGATACCCATTTGTGTTGCATCGTCACCGTGATCAATTGTCATTTCAGAAAACGTAATTCCCTTGGTTGAGGTAATAGCGCCAAAAACAGTTTTGAAACAGTAGTCGGCACCGGCGGCACCAACAATGACCACCCCAGGCTCTATGCCAATAATTTGGCAATCAAGCGCGGTAATGTCAATTTCATCCAGGAGAGTGTATTCTCCTGACCGCAGTTTCAGGATATCATTATCTTCGAGCGCTTCGCACGCGGAATCAATTGTAGGATAGGAATTTTTAAACTCCCCGGTTTCCCCATAGACAGCGATATTGCCAACAGGCAAAACTGCGTTAAGATCGGTTTCAATGGTGGTTGCGGTGCTGGCCGCATCCTCGGCGGCAACGCCGATAAACCTGCCATCTGGTGCGCTGGTTACCTGTTCATTATCGCTATCCCAATACAGACCCTCGCCAGCAGCAATTTCAACAGTAGCGTCTTTGTCAAGATCAAAACGACCTTTCACGGCATACGCGCCTTCAACAGATGCGGCATACGTATCACAGGCAATGCCATAGATGTCACCGAGATCAACCACGTCGGCAGCGGTCACGGCAGCGGTCGAGGTATAGCGTCTCGTTACCGCCTCTTTAAATTCCTGAACAATGTTATTCATTTGCAACTCCTTTAAATGCGGGGAGGTGTTAGCCTCCCCATTGTTATTTTTAGTTCCTCTTATGCACCTGCGTTTTTTGCCATTCCCCTGTAATCCAGCGCTTTCGCTCCGGCATGCAGGGAAATTTCATAGTTAATACCAAGGGGCGAGCCAATGGTATTTTCAGCCTCGCGGATTGTCGGAGCGTCTTTCCCGTTAAGGAAATACACGCCAACAGTATCTGCTATGGAGGGATCAGCGGTGAGGTAGTAAGCAGTAGTGCTTCCACCGTCAAGCTCTGCGTCAGCGATAACCTCAAACCGTCCGCGATAGGTTGAAGCGTTTGCCGAGCTATCGGTGATATACGGGATGTCATTCGCCAGATATTTCAGGGCTGTACCTTCTTTCGTTTTCGGGACAAGGAAATACCTTCCGGTATAATTAAGTTTGTTGCCCTGGGGATCGGTCTGCAACCCAAGCTTTTTTACAAGCTCAGTGATTGTGGTATCGGAGATTGCGCCGGTTGTTCCCGTGTTGACATGGGTGGTAGCGTAGAATAATGCCACGTTATCGGCCAGGACAGCATTGGCATTGAGAATCCCGTATGCCAGAGCATTGACTTTGCGCCGCGCAGCCGAAGAAAGACCGGGGATTATGCGAGAAAAAAAGTTCTTGTCATCGTTGACAAGAGACTGGAAGTCAAGAACAAACGTATTGTGATACGTTGTAAGTTTGACTTGTTCCCGCGTATCACTCATTTTCAGGCGTTTCGGAGGTTCGCCGGGGAGTGTTGCGGTAAGGGTGGAAAAGCCGGACATGTTAACAAGATCGGAGGTCTTGAAATCAGGCAATTCACCTATAACACACCACATCTGATAAGTGGTTGGAGCATTGAGGTACGCTTTCAGTGCAACTTTGTTGGCCACGTTGCCAACGATATAAGGGAAATCGCCGCTGGTTGCGCCAAGTTCGCGCCGCTTTACCGGATCAAGAATAGTTTCCGCAATATCCACATTGTTCATGTGTGAACGCCCAGCGCCAGCACTACGTATGCAGTCAAAAGCCAGGTCAAGCAAACCGTAATTTTGCAGTTCACGGTTTGCGCGAACAGCGCTAACTGTGCTTTCGCCCAGGTCGTTTGCATTCATGCCATTGCGCAGACAGAGCGCGGCAATACGAGCATCGCGGAATTTGTCGGTTTCATCACGGTTGATGCGGATACTGTCATTGATAGGGCCGGTCTTTTTCGCCCGGTCCGCGATAATTTCAGAGCGGATTTCCTCAACAGTTTTTTGCGATTTCACGTACTCGTTAGCACGTTCAGAACAACCCCCGATTGTGCAGAGGTCAAGAATTTCTACTGCACGTTTGCCAGAATCAACACCGTTGTTAACGGCGGGCGCGGCAGCGGTCACGGGAATAGGGGCAGGTTCAGTTCTTTTTTCAGCAGGTACGGAATAGTCTGGAAACGATTCCTTCATTGCCAATTCCACTTCTTTACGCTCATAGAGAGCGGCAGCGGAATTGAAAGCACGCTCAGCGGAAACGCCAGCGGCTTTCATGTCTTCGATAAATTTACGCATATTCATGCGTTACTCCTTTGTTTATGTTTGTTATTGATAAAAGTCGAATCGTGTATCTCGCCGATTCGAGACTTTCCTTTAGGTCTCTGTTTTCTTTTTCAAGTATTGCAAATTTAGACAATGAATCATTATTGGCAGCCCTGAATTTTGACATCTCATCGGCACCAATGGGAGTAACAGAACATTCTTTTACAATGGTTTTTAGAGAAAGCTTAACCGGCCCTTTGAAAATGCGTCCATCGGCATGCTTATATTCGTCTCCATCGTTGACCATAACCGACCGAGCGGTTATATAGCCTATTGACAAATCCGTCAAATGTCTTTCTTCAACTTTGCTGAAAGCTTCGTTTGCGTCATTGGTCTTTGCAAAAAACGCTCGCCCGACGAGCTCTTTGTTTTGAATAGATATTTCGCGTACACTTCCAAGCTGGTCCTTCACAGACCAGCGGGAATGACTATCGAGCAGTGGTATTTGTTCAGAAAATTCAAAACCATCAGAAAGCAGTATTTCATTTATGTATCTGGCAGATTCCCAATCGTAAATCATAACCGGGTTTTCAGTGGCAAGGGTGGCCATTATAGAGCGTTTTTCCTTGTCAAGAGTAGAAAAACCAACGGCAAAAGCCCTGACAATGATTTTGTTTTCCGCTATCCGGGATATTTTTTCATTGTGAACAGTCATTTTATTCCCCCTCTTCTTCCTCTTTGTTCGTCTCTTTGGTTTTGTTTTTGCCATTTTTCAGACTGTCCTTGTTCATATCACCGGCAACCTGAGCTTGCACCGCGCTTGCGCCTGCGAATATCGGCAATTCAACACCCTTTTCTTTGGCATAATTCTGTATATCGGCCATGTTGTCTATAATTTCTTTCCAGTTTTGATCTTGAGTGTAACTGCAAGACACTGCTTGTTTTACGTTAAGTCGTAATAACTTATGATACGGCGCGAGCGGATGTGAG